CTGTCCGCAGCAGATGGGGGCAGGCGGGCGGTGCCAGGACCTTGAGGGGGATGCGAGTCTGTCCGCGGACAACAACCTTGTCCGCGTGGATCTGCCTCGTAGATAGATCATGGATGCTGTCGGTAAAGCCTTGGCTCATGCGATGACTCTAGGGCAGGGATCAAAGTCAGGCTCGAAACAACCGAGGCACCCAGGAGTAGCTGCCCGCACCTCGATCAGAGGGCAGTCTTGGGGCAGAGTTCCGTCGCAGCACGAGCCGACTCCTCCCGTGTAGGTTATCAATATGTCGCAGTTAGAGCAAGTCACCACGCCGCCGGAGTCGAACGCCGGAAGGCCGAGCTTTCTAGCAAGGCAGCCGGTAGACGACGGAATAGGGCTCTTCGAGCAGTCGATCTCCACAAGGCAGGAGTTGAGGCACGGGATACACGGCCCCGAGCCCGGCGGTTCCGGGCAGCAGAATCCGTTGGTCAACGACCACTCGCCCCGCACGCCCCACATGATCGAGGTCCCGGAGTCCGCGAAGCCGCTCACACCCGGGATGGGCGATGTGACCTCAGCCGCGGCCCAGCCGACGATGCCCGTGCAGATGTTGCGATCGTCCGCCGCATTGAAGTCGGTGTATGCCTCGATCGAGTAGTGGACATGGGTGTTCCAGCAGTCCTCAAAGAAGTCGGCGTTCGATCCGCGACCCTCGCACGGCACTACGGCCGGAGATCCAGAGAGCAGGCAGTCCCCGCAGGCCCGGAACGGTCCGCGGAAGGCGGTGCCGAGGCGAGTGTTGTAGGACCAGGACCAGACTCCGGTGAGGCAATCGAGCCGGATCTCGATCTGGATCTCTCGGACGCCCAAAGGCGTTGGGTCAAAGTCGATCGTGCGGCGATAGATAAAATACTGATTGGTGAACTCAGCAAAGGGGATCTCGAACGGGCCGTCTTGCACCAGATTGTCCGCAAGCTCTGGGCTCATGCCGTTCTTGTTGATGTCCGCGTTGATGTCCAGAATCGAGAGGGTAACAAAGCTGTTGGTCGAGATCGTGCAGTTAGCGCAAGGAATGCAGGCTTCATCACAACCGCTTCCGTCCGAGACGCACTCTTCGGGCGTGTACTTGCTGGCGAGAGCCGATGTCTGGATCTCGGAGAAGTTCGCTAAGGTGATCGTGGTTTCTTGCAGAACCTCGATGGCCTCGACCTCTACCACCACGACGCCGTCGGTGATCCAGTTCTCCTCCATCGTGTCGCTGGAGAATCGCACCAGATGGGCAGCCCCGGCCATGACCACAGAGCCGACGCTTGTATTGACGAACGGTTCGTCGAGCACGAGCGTATCTTCGATGTTGTTGGTCGAGATGCTCTCGATCGTGCGTACCTCGACCGTGCCGTCCTCGTTGCGGATCGAGATGTACGGGCGGGCCTCCCAGTCTTCGATCGGACCGAAGCTGCGGACCTTGACGCCGTTGACGGTAAAGGCGGTGATGTCGTACTCGTGGGCGAAGGTCGGCAGCCACCACGGGAAGAGACGGCCGGCGCGGGAGTCGAAGAACTGGAGGAACCGCCAGAACTTGTCTCGCTCGGAGAAGAGCAGGGAGAACTTGCGGGACTGCCGCATCCGATCGCCGTAGACCGATTCGACTTGGGTGTTGCCTACGGCCGAGAACTGGCCCGTCCGCTCGAACGAAGAGGTAAAGCCGCGACGGCGGTCGATCTCGTTGGACAGCACCGGCAGGTTGGCGTATTCGCTGTAGCCTGCGGGGGTTGTCTTGGCCTCGATGCTCGCCCGGATCGTGTCCTTGCCGGGAAGCTCCTGACCCTCGATCTCGGCCGTGACCACCCGGTCGGTAAGCACTTCGCTCTCGTTCTTGAGGATGAGCTTGGAGGAGATCATCGGAACGATCAGCGTGTCTGGGTGGGTGATGAAGCCGACCTCATCGTCGAAGGTCAGGGAGTTGGAGATGAGGTTGACCTCGGTGATCTTGCGGACCGCGAAGAACTCGGTGCGGGGGTTGAAGATGACGACATAGTTCCCGACATAGAACCGACGCACATCGAGCGGGTAGTCCTCGGACACCCAGAGGAAGTCGTTGTCGGCCGCGAAGTCCGCCTCTTTGCAGAAGACCTGATCTGGGAAGAGCGGAGCGAGGAACCGGGTGAAGCCGGTTCGCTGGAGGTAGCCCTGGAGCCGACCGACTTGTTCGATCGAGGACGCGAGCACATCGCCCTTGATCGTGCGGGTGGGCTTGCTGATGTTTCCCCGCCTCGCCTCGCCGTCCTTCTGGTTGGGCACGACGGTCGTGCTCCATGTGGTCGAGACGGTCATCGACTTCGCCCAGTTCGGGGGCAAGAAAAAGCCGGGCAGCGTGAGTTGCTGTGGGTTGCCGTCAAATACGGGCGTCGGGGTGATCGGGAGCGTGGGCATTAGGACCGCCTATATCCGTTCTCGTCCAGGAAGCGACGGAAGGCCGGGGCTCCGGCGTTGAGCAGCATCTCGGCCATCTGCTCGTTGGCGACAAGGTACGCGGGCGTGGGCTGCTGTCGGCCGACCTGCGAGCCGACGAACTCGGGAGAGGATGAGCGGGTCGAGCCGCCCGCGATCGAGCCGCCGGCAGCGTAGCCGAGCTTCGGTGCCCGAGCGACGGACTTCCGACGCGACGAGGAGTATCCGGCAAGGGCTCGGAGCGCCTGCGGGTCGATGAGGCCCTGGTTGATCTTTTGGAGGACATCGTGCCCGTAGCGCATCGCCGAGGATGCCCGTACCATGAACTCGTCCTTTGCCGCCCAGATCGGGATGCGGTCCGTCGGGTGGAGCCCGGCAGGCTTGGCCGACACGGGCACCGGGCGGTTGGGGATCGAGCCGCCCTCGGCGCGGCCGATCGGACCGCCCTTGTTGAAGCCGACGCCGAATCCGGCGACGGCGAGGATCGTGGCCGCCGACTGGAGGGTCGCCGCGATGGCAGCCCACTGAACGCCCACAGCTGCCCAGGCCGACGCCGCGGCCGACTGGGTGGCCGCCTGGGTCTGGAGGATGCCGACGCTCGTGAGAACCTGGGTGACGAACTGGGCGAGGATGGTGTTGAGGAGCGTCTGGAGGACCTGCTGCCCGAGCGAGAGCAAGAGCCGCCCCGCACGCTCGCGGAGATCGACATTGGCCGTCGGGTCGAAGAGGTCGGCGATGAGGCTGGCGCCCTCGGCCGTGATCTGCTCCAGGCTCGACGCCACCAGCCCGGAAATGCTGTCGAAGACCGAAAGGTACTGATCGGCGTAGATCCGCAGTCCCTCCAGGAAGCCGGTCGAGAGCGGGGCCTCGACCTGGGCCCGGATCTTGCCCGCGGTCTCCTCCGCGAGTTCGAGGGCGAAGTTGGTCTCCTGGACCGCGAGCGTGACCTGATTCTGGGTCTGGGCCGTCAGGGCGGTCAGGGAGGAGATGGCCGCTTGCTGGGCCTGGACCTGCTGCTGGGCCGAGAGCCGGTCCTCTTCGGTCTGGGCAGCCTGGGCGAGGGCCTGGGCCTCAGCGAGGCGAGCCTGCGCCTGTCGTGTAGCGACGAAGAGCGAGGCGATCTGGGTGGCTCCTCGGGCCTCCTCGGCGTCCCGGATCTGTCGTGCGATGAACACCTCATTCTGGGACTCGGCCAGCCGACGGGTCAGGATGTCGGCGTTGCGGGTGGAGAACTCCACCTGCTGGCGCAGTAGATCGACGGCGTTCGAGAAGTTCTCGTTGGCGGCCCGCTCGGTCGCGGAGGCAGCTTGGGCGGCGATCCGGTTGGCGATGATCGCGTTGACGCGGCCTTCGAGCTTGGCTCGCTCCTCGCCCAGGATCAACAGCCGTTCCTCGGCCGCCACCTGCTCGCCTCCGAGCCGGATGCGGGCCTGGGCCAGCGTGACGATCTCGCGGGCGCTGATGCCCTGCTGCTCGATTTGGGCCTGGATGCCCTCCAGGGCACGGGCCTCGCCCTCGAACGCCTCCCGAAGCTGTCGGGCGGTCTCCTCGGCCGTCGCCAGCGCCGACGCGGCGATGTCGCCGTCGGGGCCCCGGTCGTCCTCACGGGCACGGGCAAGCCTCGCCCGCTGGAGAGCGATCTCGGTCTCGGCGCCGGAGATCTGGTTGAGCCGCTCGATCTGCCGACGGAAGCCGCTTTCGACTTGGTCGATGAACTGCTGCTCCAACTGCCGCTTCTGGAGGATGCGGCCCTCGATCTCGTCTCGCTGGGTCGAGAGCCGCAGCAGGTTGCGGGAGGTGTCCTCGATGTCCTGGTCGATCTGCTTGGACTCTTCGCGGACCCGCACGGCGGCGGACAGCGTGCTTTCGACGATGCCGGCAGCCGGGCCCTCAAGCCCGCGGATGGCGCGAACGGAGTTCAGGGCGTCGATCGAATCCCGGAGGTCATCGCGGATGCGGCCGGAGATCTCGGAGAGGGACTCCAAGGTCGTCAAAGGTCGGCCCACCGAGATCGAGAGGGACTCGAAAGCCCGATTGATGTCGAAAGCCGCTTCCAGGATGCTGTCAAGCGAGAGCAGGTCGGAGAGCGAGCCGTCTCGGAACACGCTGCGGATCCCGTCGGTGATCTGCTTGCCGAGGAACTGGCCGATGCCCGGCGCGTCCTCGTTGTTCAGGATCGCTTCGGCCGAGTCGAGATTCAGCGATTCGATCTGGGCTCGGAGGCCCTGAGCCGCCGCGGCATAGGCGTCGGCGTAGTCCGTGCTCAGGCCCCGCTCGACGCCGGACACGAACCGCTCGATCGAGCGAGAGGCGTTGTCGATCGCTCCCGTGGAGATGCCAAAAATCTTGTTCAGTTCGCGGATGCCGTTGAGCAGCGTGAGCACGCCTTGGGCGGCGGTGCGGAGCGGGAAGAGAATGATCGAATCGAAGCGAGACGCGAATCTGGTCACGGCCGCGAAGACATCGAGCACGATAGCCTGAGAAGAGAGCAATGCTCCCTGCAAGCTGTTCTTGACCAGACGGACGATCGTGGAGAGCTTGAGTTCGGTGCCGGCTACATAGTCTAGAAGCTGCTTGGCTCCGAAGACGATCGCCCCGACAGCCACCGCGATAGCCAGCACGATCGCAATGGTTCCGCCTCCGATGATGGCGGCGATGCCCGAGGTAAAGGCAAAGGCTGCTCGCAGCAGGGAGACGATCGTGACGAGCGGGCCTACCAAGAGCCCGACCGTCGAGGTGACGAGGCCCAGCACGGAACTGATGACCCCGACGGTGAGTTGGATGCCGACAAGCACAGTGGCGATGCGGACAAAGTCGGCGACGAGGTCGCGGGTTCGCACGCCGTCGAGATCTCCGACGAGATCCTCGATCAGGTCGCCCACCTTGCGGAGGACGATCTCGATGTCGCTGATGCCGCGGAGGAAGCCGACAGCGGCCGACGAAAGGATTCTCGCGGCCCCGCCGATGATCGCGCCGAGCCGGGCGGCCGAGCGAAGGGCCTCCTCGAAGGTCAGACTTTCGCGGATGCCGCGTGCCGCCTCGACGGCCGCACGGAGCCCGTCCGAGATCGCATCGACGATGGCGACGGCCTGCGGGCTGGGCGTGACGGCGCCGCCGATGTCGGTCTCGGTCACGAGATCGAAGATGTCCCGAAGCAGGTCCTTGACCTCCTCGAAGAAGGGCACGGCCGCCGACTGGAAGAGGATCTCGAAGCCGTCGCGGAGGCGGTTGACCAAGCCGTTGAAGGTCTGGAAGGACTGCTTGCCCGCTTCGTTGAACGCCGCGAACCGCTCTTCCAAGAACTCGGCCAGGGTGCCCGCTTCCTTTGCCCTGCGAATGTCGTCGTTCGTAATGCCCAGCGAGACCGCGATGCGAGTGGTTCGGGACTGAATGGTGCCAGAGAGCACCGAGCGGATTTCTTCCGCAAGCTGGTTCTGCGGGAGGCCGATCGCAGCCGCGGCCTGAGAGATCGAGACCGTGAAGCGGCGGATCTCGTCCAGATCGAGACCGGCGGTGAGGCCGGGGGCGATGGCGATCTGGAAGGTATCGAGCAACTGCTGGAAGGTGGCGGTGGTCTTCAGCGCTTCCTGCCGCAGCTTGAAAGTCTGCTCGCGGGCCTGGGACTGGGCGATGTTCAGCGCCCGAGCCGAATCGACGGTCTGGCCGAAGGGATCTCGCACCTCGCCGACGGCGGTGAACAGCGCGGCGATGCCGAGGTTCGCTTGTTCGATCTGGGCGTTGAAGCGGATCGACGCCGCCACGATCTCGTTGAAGGTGCGCACGGCCGTCCGCACGGCCGCGAATGCCGCGAAGATGCCGAAGAGCCGGCGGAAGGTGAACGACAGCCGGTTCGCCCGCGTCTCCGTGCTGCGGAGCACATCGTCGAGCCGGACGAAGTCTCGGAGTTCCTGCTGCCGGTTGCGGCGGGGGGCAGCCGGAGGGGGAGGTGCGGCAGGGATGATGTTCCCACGGGCGTCTCGGCCCTGACCGGCGAGCGACTGCCGCACCGCGAGTTCTCGCTCGGCACGGGCGATTCGCTTGAGCACCTCTTCCTTGGCTGTGAGTTGCCGGATCTCGGCGTCGGCCGACCGACTGGTAGCATCCTGGAGCCGCTGCTTGGCCTTGATGGCTTCAAGCTCGCGGGCTGTGGAGGCAGCCCTCCTCTGTGCCGCTCGCTGGTCAAGCTGGGTGCCCCGCTGCTTGATGACCTCCAGTTCCTTCTCGGCCGTCGCTCGACGGTTGACCGCTCGCGTCACATTTCGCTCGGCCGCGGTGCGCTGCTGGGTGGCGTCGAGGACCGTCTTGGCGGTCTTGAAGCTCTCTTCGCTTTCGAGGCGGGCCTTGCGGACCTCGATCCGGATTCGCCGCTGTTCGTCGCGGAGCTTTTTCCGGGCGGCGACTTCCTCTTTCAGAGCCCGTCCCGTGAGGCCGGTCTCCTGCTGGACCTTCTTGACCTCACGGGACAGCCTCTCGGCTTCGCGGCGGGATCCGGACAGTTCGGTTCGGAGGCCCTTGAGTTCGGCGCCCGCTGACGCTTCCTTCTTGAGCCCCGCCACCTCGGCCCGGATCTGCTTGAGCAGGTCCAGGAACTTGCCCATGTTCGGGCTGAACTGGTCAGGCACCTCGATCGGGTAGCGAAGTCCGCCTTTGTCAACCGCCATGAGGTGCCCTTCCGTTAGAATCCGCCGCCAAACTCACGGGCAAAGTCGTTGATGCCCTGCGAAGCCGTTTTCTCGTCCACCTCTCCGATCTGATCCTGATAGCTGCCCATCAGCTTGTCCCAGTTGTCCTGCTCTCCGTTCATGGCGATCCGAAAGGCGATCGCTTGGTTCATCTTCTCTTCGGCGTCATTCCGCCGGGCGCTGGCGTAGAGGGCGTCGAAGTCCGGCAGGTCGAGTATCAGAAGCCAGCGGGCGTCGTGCCCTCTGGCGGAGAGCCATTCGATTTGGTCGGCGAGATCGAGCCAAGGATCCCGCTTTCGGGGCTCTCGCTTTGGCCCTCGCTGGCGGGCACGCGACTTCCCGACACTTCGGCGAGCTTGGCGGTCATCTTCTCCTCCACCAAGCCCGCGATCAGTTTTCCCGTGGCGCCGAACACCTCCGCATTGGCCTTGCACAGTCCCACGATCATCTGCCCGAACGCCGGCAGTTCGACCTCAGCGAGAAACTCGTCGGGGGAGGGATTGTCCTTTGAGTCTCGCGGGAAGTCTTCCTTCATCGAGTCGATCACCAGGGCGGCGATCGTGCGGATGTTGTCGGCCCCGAGCAGCCCGTTGAGGGCCGTGACGATCGCCTCTTCACGAGATTTTGCACGCTGGGCCGCGAGGGCGGGGTCGATCGCTTCGATCTCCAGGGTGTCGCTCTGGCTGTCTTCTTTGTTGTCGCGGATGGTCCGCGTCTTCTGAGCGACATCGTTCTTGGTGCTCACAGAGAACACCCCGATCAGTTTTCCGATCGGTTCCGACAGGCCACGAAGAGAAAACGCCTTCTCGGCCGAGACGGGCGAGAACTTGACGACCGTGCCGTTGACCTCGTGGGCAACGACCTTCTGCGAAGACACCCAAGCTTTGCGTTTCCATGCGCTCGACATTCTGATCTCCTGGAGGAAAGAAAAAACCCGCCCCAGTGTAGGGGCGGGCTGGGTTCCTTGCCAGTCGGAGGGCTGGCAGGAGATCAGACGCCCTGGTCGTAGTGCCGGATTCGGACCGTCGGGGAGGTCGGGTCCGCGAGAGCGTTACGCTCGGCCACGCCCGCGAAGGACATCTGGGTGAACTCGTCCCCGATCAGGGCGAAGTCGCCGTCGGCCTTGAGCGAGACCTGATGGAAGGTGTACTCGGTCTGCTCGTCGTTGTTGGCCGGGTTCTCGGCGACGAAGCGGAGGGCGCCGACCACGGCGGTCTTGGTCAGGCCGCGGACCGTGGAGATGGGCGTCTTGGCGGCGGGCTTGGCGGTCAGCGTGATCGTCAGGCCCTGGGCGACATTGAAGTCGCTGGTAAGCGGCAGGAAGATTCGGCCCCACTTGAGGTCAAGTTCGTAGTCGTCGTCGAGCGTGTAGATGGGCGGCAAGCCGCTGGTGTCGCTGATGGTCAGGTTGCCCGCGGAGATGTCCACGACGCGGACGCCGGCCGAGTTGCGGATGTCGTACCACTTGCCGAGTTCCACCTGTCCGGCAGGCACAAGGGTCCGGCTCGTGATGCCGGCCACGGCCGGGTTGACGATGTCTTCCTTGTCGCCCGAGAAGAAGAGCGACACATTCTCGAAGTTCACCTCGTCGAGCGTGATCGAGAGGTTGAGCTTCTGCGACAGGATGACTTCCTTGTCGGTCACGCGGAGACCGCCGCGGGACGACTGGTGCTCCAGCGACTCAAGCTCGGCCGAGACATTGAACTCGGGAGCGTTGCCGAGGTCGCGGAAGCCCTTGGGCAGTCCGGTCGCGGCATCGAGTTCGGCGAACATGACGACGCCACGGCCGAGGCTGTAGTCCTTGGTGCGCGGCTTTCCGGTGGTATTGGGCCCTGCCATGTGGCATCTCCTGTCAGTTGCGAGGCACGCCTACATTGAGCGTGTATCGGATTCTGGATCCCCCCGTTGCACGCCGCTTCGTGGGGTGGTTTGCTGTCTTGCTTTCGAGACGAACCATCATCTGCCCGGCGACGGAACTGCCCGGCAGTTTCGGCACGGATCGTAGGATCTTGTCGAACTGCTCGGTCGTCACCTCGGCCGAAAAATCAAGCCGCAAAGAGAAGACCCATCGCACGACGCGAAGCCTGAGCGACCGACCGTACCGCGGGTCTTCTTCGACCTCTTCTTCGATCTCGTTGACGAGCACGCTCGCGGGCTTGGCTCGCTCGCCGGTGGTCATCACCTGCCCGTTGTCGGCCTGCCGGACGATGTAGAACTCCGCCGAATCCACGAGCGAGCGGATGAAGTTCTCGACGCGGACCTTGTCGGGCTCGGAGTCGTTGACGACCGACGCGCTGGACGCGACCGCCTCCTCGACCTGGACGGGCGTGATGTCCGTAGGCTGGGTGGCGCCGCCGCCGATGGGAGCGAACTGGGTCATCCCAAGGTCCCTCCGTGCCAGGGACGGGCCGAGCCGCCGGGACGGTAGACGGGCGTGTCATCGGGGCCGATCGCCGAGGCGAAGCCCTGCGGGCGGCTGGCGCCCTCTGTGATCTCGTCGAGGCCGAAGAGGATCTCCTGCCAGAGCCGCTCGATCTCGCGGTCGGTCGAGAAGCCCTCCCGCTCGAAGTCCTCGTTGTTCCAGCGATCGCCCGCCATCCCGGCGGCCTGCTGGAAGAGGACCGGCATCGTCCGCATGAGTTCCAAGCGGACCCACTTCTCTTCCAGCAGCGCCGCCTTGACCCGCCGCCGCTCAGCCGAGGTCGAGGGGTTCGCGGTCCACGCCGTCAGCACGATCTCCGTCGTCAGGTCGTCGCCGAGCCGGTCGGCCATGCCCACCCTGGCCGTCTGGATGGCCGCGTCGATGGCGGCGACGGCATCCTGACGGACCGAGGCGTCGGTCAGCCGCATCCGAGAGATCATCTCTCCCCGATCGACCGCGAAGATGGGAACGGGAGAGGTCACTCGGGCTTCTTCCAATCGCGGGACAGGTGGGCGATCGCCTCGGCGGCGGTCTCGTAGGGCTCGAACTCCCGCCGCTCATCGGCGGGCAGCAGGTCGATGATGCGGGTGTTCAGGTCGTCGAGGGGCACCTTCGCCAGGAGCGAAGGGTCGATCGAGAACGGCCCGGTCGAGGTCGAGACGACCAGGGGGGCCGCTCGCTCGGGCGCCGGCAGCGAGGACCGGCTTTCGACGCTGTTGTCTCCGCTGGTGCGGACCAGCAGGGACTCGGGCGTTGCCTCGCCGGGGTTGGTGGAGGAGTCGTTCACGAGCGGCCGGTGGGTGGCCGAGTGGACGCCGGGGACGATCAGGCCGCCGTAGCGGTAGTTCTCCACATTCGAGACGCCGTCGATCTCGACGAAGCCTTCGCGGATGTGGTCTTCGAGGGCGGTGTGCCCCTTGACGGTCTGCCGACTCTGGAGCGCCTCGACCTCCTGCTCGGTCAGGTAGCGGGGGCCGACGAGCGAACGCATATTGCCGCTGGCGTCCTCGATCATAATCGAGCCACCCTTGCGGATACGGAAGTTGGTTGCCATTGCTGCTTCTCCGATTGAGGAAAGGAACCCGGGGAAAGGTGAGGGGCCGGAGGAGCGACCCCTCACCCAAGAGGAGAGATGAGACCTGTGGTTCGGGCGTTAGCCCGAGATGACCTTCATGGAGATCGTGGCGTCCGGCTTGCGGGGGACCGGCAGGGGCCGGGTGTGCGTCAGCGCGAACATGGCCGAGGGGTCCTCGACCAACCAGGACTTCGAGAACCGCTTGGACTGGATCGAGCCGCCGAGGAAGGCGGTCATGTCGGCGATCGCCCCGTAGTACATGGTCCGCTCGGAAGCGGCGTTGTTGGAGACGAACTCAACATACTTCGGCCGGATCATCGGCACCGAGACGCCGTTGACCAGGGCGGTCCGCGTGTAGGCCCACCAGCGGATGCCGTACAACTCGCCTAGGTACAGCACGCCGTCGGCGCTGAACTGCTCGACGAAGGTGGCGGTGCCGGCCGAGACGCTGCGAAGGTCGAGGACCTTGATGTTCCCGGTGGCGATGAGCTTCTGGAGGGCTCCGACCGCCTCGTCGCCGCAGATCGCGTCGGTGATGGCGGGCATCCCCAGGTCGGAAGCGAGCTTCTTGACCTGATAGACATGGGCTTCGAGGCGGACGGTGGTGGGGTCCGCCGCGTCCCAGAAGATCGAGAGCGTGATGGTGTTGGAGCCAGCACGCGGGAAGGTGATCTCGAACGCCTCGCGGTCGGAGTTGGTGTAGCTGATGACGCCGGTGAGGGCCTGGGCGACCAGGTACTCCTCGGCGTTGGTGATGAGGTCGGCCATCACCTGCAAGTCGCGGTTGATGTGCTGCTGCACGGCCGAGAGCTGCTGGCCCGAGTCGATGAAGATCGGGGTGCCGGCGCGACGGCCGAAGAGCAGTTCGTTCGGGGCGAACGGCCGCTTGATGCGGATGTTCGTCGGCGAGACGACATTGAAGCTCTCGTTGTACCCGCCGACCATCGTGGCCTCGCCGTTCTTCTTGACGAACGGGGCAACCTCGCGGCCCTTGGAGATGACGGAGAACTCGATCAGGTCGGTTCCGACCGTCTGCTCGTTGGGGAAGAGGAGTCGCTTGAGGAACTGGTTGGGGGACAGCATCCGATTGACCGTGCCGGTCATCGTCCGCCACTTGAGTTCGTCGATGGGCATTGGAGCCTTCCTTTACTGATTCGCGGCGGCCGATGGGCCGAGTGCGGGGTGCTGGCTGGGGAATGACGGAGAGGGGTTAGACGCCGATGCCTTCGACCATCAGGCCGAAGGTGTGGATTTCGCGGAGCGCGGCCTTCCACTGGGCCGTAGTCGTCGCGCCCGCGTCGGGGTTGACGAGGTCGTCGTAGTGGACCTTGCCTTCGAGCAAGATGTTGCCGATGACATCGTCGCTGCCGTCGAGGACGACCGCGTCGGGCCAGACGAAGCCACGGATGATCTGGGCGCCGGTCGCGGCCGACTGGTCCCACGGGACCCACTTGCCGGTCGCCGTGACCATCGCCACGGCGGTCAGCTTGGCGAGCGTGCCCGAGCCGGTGCCGAAGATGCGGGGCTGGATGGTGCGGGGCTCAACCCGCAGGGACGGGGGGAGGCCGTCGTAGGAGTCGAACAGTTCGGTCTTCTGGGTCGCCATCTCGTGTCTCCTGAGATGTGGTGTTGACTATCGGGGATTCCGGTGAGATCGGGGGGAGGTCAGGACTTGACGGCGAAGCCGCGGGAGGCGTTGGACGCCGCCGCCATCTTCGCGGCCAGGGCATCGCAGTTGGCGTCTTCCTTCGAGAGAGCCTCGGGCGTGAGCGGCTGCTCGACGGCCGGGGCGTTCGAGGGGGCGGCACGACGACGGCCGGCGGAGGCGCCGCTCTTGATGAGGTCGGCGATGTCCTCGAAGTCCTTGTTGAGGTTGGCGATCTCGGCCGCCGCGGAAGCGACGGACTGGGGATCCGCCGGATTCATGGCCTTCTCGATCCGGTACCGTTCGGTCTGGTACTCGAAGTGCCGGACGGCTTTCGGGTCGTTGATGTCGCCCTTGAAGATGGGCGCCTTGACCTCGGCGGGCGGCGGATCCTGCTTGACGATCGGCGAGGGCGCGGCGGGCGTCAGGGCGAGCTTGATGGCTTCGCCGATCGTGGTACCGATCCCCTTGAGCAGTTCGGCGTTGTTTTCCTTGAGCAGGGTGCCGAGTTCGTTCTTGTCCATGTCGATATCTCCTGAAATGCTGAGGTGCTGGTGGGCGTACACGCGGGAGAGTCCGAGGTAGCTCGCCAGCTTTTCGAGCAGCGATTGGAGCCGCCCGCGGTCGGCCTTCTCCACCCCGTCTTCGAGTTCCATGACGCCGGTGCCGTACATCGAGACGCCGTTCCAGCCGCCCTCTTTGTAGAGCTTGCGGAGGCTGGGGTCCTCGATCTGGATCGCCACGGCCCATGCCCCCTCCAATGAGGGGACTTCGTTGCCTGAATAATCCTTCATCCCGACGAAGCGGGAGTCGTCCTTCTGGACGATGAAACTCTCGGCCACCCAAGCGGCTTCCTTCGAGAGGACCTTGCCGTCGTGCCGGATGTCGATCGCGCCCAGGCCAGCCTTGGCGAACTTGTACGCCATCTTCTTGATGACATCCTTGCTGGCGATGTCCCCGTGCGAGTCCCGCATCTCAGGGGCGTAGACGACCGAGAGCAGCACGCCCTCCTCCTCGACCCTGTCGCCCTTGATAAGCGTCTGGATGCTGAGGCCGTCTCCGTCTTCCGCCTTGAAGAGCACGGGAAGTTGGTTCGCTCCGCGGGGGACCAGCGAGATGATCGAGATGTCAGCGTCTTTGATTCGCCGCTTCTTTGCTTTGCTGATGAGCGATTCGAGTTCGGCAAGCGTCACGCTCTCGGACTTGCTGATCCGAGAGAGTCGCGCGTTTCGGTTCGATCGGGCAAATAGCATGGCCGCACGGTATACTCGATCCGTCCCGCGTGCAAGCGGCCAGGACGCATGTGGATAGATCCAGCAGAAGGAACCGAAGATGAGTCACCAAGAGGTCGCCACCGCCATCTACCGGCCCCGCCGGATGCTCTACCCCATGACCGTCAACGACTCGAACCCCGAGGGGGTCTCGATGCTGGTGCAGATCTCGAAAGAGATCGCCCCGGGCGAAGCCGGTCGTAGCGCCCAGTCATCCATGACCGGCACGAGGGAGCACCCCTTCGACTTCCTGGCCCTCAAGAACTTCAAGGACTACAACGAGTTCCACGCCACCTGCATCAGCGCCAAGATCTCGGCCACCGTCGGCCTGGGCCACCTGAACGAATCGGACAAGGCCCGCCGCGAGTATGTACCCCGGGTCGATCCGATCACCGGCACGCCGTCCCAGGAGCCGCGGGCGAAGCCGTGGGAGGAATCGAAGGCCGACACGGTCCTGAACCCGCTGTGCTCGATCTCGTGGGCCGACACCCTGAACGATGTCGCGGAAGACTTTTGGGATACCGGCAACGGATATCTTGAGGTCGTGCGTCAGGCGGGAACCATCAAGGGCATCCATCACCTGCCGTCCCCGACAGTGAAGATCGTTGTGGAAAACAACCAGCACGACTTCCACTACGAGATCCAAGGCGAGAGCGGCGCGATGAATCTCAAGTTCGCAGCCTTTGGAGACCGCGAAGATCTGATCCGGAGGCTCGGCATCGAGGGAGAGGCAGCGGATCGCGTCTCGGAGATCATCCACTTCTGCCAGCCTTCTTCGCGGGTGCGATGGTACGGAGCACCGGACTGGATCTCAGCGGTTCCGATTATCGAGATGACCCAGATGCTCCACCAGCATCGCTTCGACTTCTACAACAACCGCGGCGTGCCGGAGATGATGGTGATCGTCAAGGGCGCTCAGTTGGACACAGAAACCAAGAAGCAGCTACAGGACGCCATGAAGGCCACCATCGGCCTGGGCAACTCGCACAAGAGCCTCCTCATCAACATCCCGCAGCAGGAGGCCGAGATCCAGGTCGAGAAGCTGGCGATGGAAGGCACCAACAACGAGGAGGGCTTCAAGGCCGAGAAGGAAACACTCGGACTCTCCGTGGTCACGGCCCACAAGGTCCCGCCGCTGCTCGCGGGCATCCAGGTCCCGGGCAAGCTCGGCGCGACCAACGAGATGTCGCAAGCCCTCATCGCCTTCCAGGCGCTCGTCATCGGAAGGGCCCAGCGGATCTTTATGACCACGCTCGGCCGCACCTTGGGCTTGGCCGAGTCCGGGCTCGGCCTGACCCCGGAGGACTTCGCGCTGAAGACCATCGTGGAGGACATCGACATCGAGAAGTTGAGCACGGTCGGCAGGATGCGGCAGCCGCTCCCGCAGGCCCAGCGGGAGGGCCGCAACCTCGACAAGGGCGTCAAGAAATGAGCAGGCTCGCGGCCCAGACGAGGCGATTCCAGGAGGAGGTGCTCCGCCTCATCATGGAAGCGGGCCGCGATCAGGCGAGGGACTACATCCTCTCCGGCAAAGGCGCCCACACCTCCCGCCAGATTGCCGAGGGCCTGCGGCTCCAAGTCACGGCCCCGGTCCGCGGCTACCTCATCTCCGACCCCTACTGGGCCCTGTACTTCCACGACGGCCGCCGGGCGATCGACCGGCGTGGCAAGCGAGGCTCGCTGGTGTGGTTCAAGGATCCGTTGAAGGACCCTCGACTCAACGCCGGCCGCACGCCCTCACGGGCGAGAGACCTGCGACGGCTGACCCGCGATCAGTTCATGGCGGCGAAAGAAGCCGACGAGATCTACATTCGCAAACGGGTCAAGGGAGTCGCTCCCACGCCGTTCTTCTCCAACGAAGGCGGCATGGTTGGCTTCTCGGGCAAGGTCGCTCCGATCGTCCGCCAGAGCTTCGAGCAGTACCTCGACCGAGCGCTCGGCAAGATCGCCGACGAGAAGGTCATCAAGCTTTCATTGCGCGCCTGAGTTGTTCCTGGGCCCTGTCCACGGCGCGGGCCCTGACCCGCTCC